TTATTTTAACATCTTATTTAACCGCTCGGCTGCACCTTTAATCATGGACGGCTTCAAATGCATATAGACATCGTGTATCATCTTCTGATTCGCGTGCCCGACAAGCTGCATTGCAATCTCCTCTGGCACTTCCGCTTCGGCGAGCATACACACATATTCGTGCCGGAACTGATGCGCACATACCTCCGCGACCCAATCAGTTTGACGGTAGGTATATTCTTTTCCGCCGCGAGTTCGGCGACATTCTCGGACGACCTCTCGCGCATATCCATGTTTTCGCCAAAACGCCGCCCAGTGCCGCGCGTACCACGACGCGGTGACAGGCTTATCCGACATCCCGATTATATATGTACTCGGCGGCATGTCTCGATATGGGTCAAGCGCGGTTTTCAACAAACTCAATAACGGGACTTTCCTAATTCCAGCTTCTGTTTTGGTGACGGTTATATGAGGCTGGTTAGATATCCATTCGACTGCTTTATTTATGCTTATAATATTGTGCTCGAAGTCAATATCTTTTAGCTGTATGCCGCAGCTCTCGCCTCTGCGCTCCCCGGTGCAAAGATAGATAATGGCGGGAATAGCTTCCGGGTCATCGACGGAATTTTTGACGATCTCTATCTGAGCGTTTTTCGGAGGCTCGCGGCGACCGCGCTTCAATTGGCGGGGCATTGTCGTCATTTTTGCGGGATTGTAGTCTCCGTGCCATTTCGGGTCGTCGATGTATAGCTGATAGATGGCGTTGATTACCGTCTTCTGATTGCTTACCGTTGTGTGCGCAAAGCCGCTTAAATCCGTCAAGAAAGCTTTTATCTCCCAAGGCGCGATATCATTCACTCTGCGCCCGGAGAAGCGTTCCCGAGCTCGCTTTATGGCTGGTAAATATGCGCGCTGAGTTCCGTTCTTTCGCTCGAGCACCTCTGCTTCATATTTATCCGCGACTTCTTCAAATAAGGGACCGTGTTCAGTTTCTTCGGCAAGGGATTCTTTTTCTTCTGCCGATGTGGCTATAAATTCAGCTCGCTTTTTCCAGACTTCTACGGGGGATTTGCTCGAGAAGCTCTTTCTTTTTTTGTCAATCGTTTCTATCCGTTCCCAAATTCCATCGCTTCGTTTCCGCAAGCCCTCTGTTGGGTCTTTTGGATTCGGGCAATATTTTTTTGCCGCTGCCGTTATAGCCATATAAAAACACTCGCTTTCCGTTATTTTTCTTGCCTTTAACAGAGCGAGGTGATATACTATAGGTGTATCAACTCACTCTATTCGCGTGGCGTGTTTTGGTATCTGAGCCCTCGGTGTTCCCGCACCGGGGGTTCTTTTTTATTTAGCTTAAATCTTTTATCGCGCTCGAAACATCATCGACAAGGTCGAGTCCGACCTGCGTCTTACCCGTTACTTTGCCGTCGATAAACACGACAGTCGCGCCATAAGTCACGCCGCCCATATCTTTACTTGACCAGCCGTAGGTCTGAGAGGTGCTTCCGCCAATCTCGGAAGACGTAACAAGTTTACCCTCACAGCCGATGATTTTACAGACTTGCTTATATGTCATGCCGTTTTTTATCTTGTTAAACTCGTCGAGCGTAATGTATTCGGTTTCGGGTTCTGTCGTTGTCGGTGTGTCTGTGCCGCCATCTCCGCTTATCGCTATTGCGGCGACGAGAACGAACAGAAGAACAAATACCACGAGAACAATCTTCCAGCCTTTTGACATCTTTGCTCTTGCACCGCAGTTTGGGCAAAACTTTTCTTTCTTGCCGAGCTCTGTTCCGCATTTCTTACACTTCATTTTAATACATCCTTTCTATTATCTGACCGCGCTCAGAAAAGCAACTGCCTTTCCGAGTATACGGACTTCATTCATCTCTTCTTTAGAGTATATCATATCATCGTAAAGTGGGTTCTCGGGTCTGAGAACGACTTTTGAAGGATATTTGTAAACTCTTTTTAATGTTGCTTCTTCGCCAATCAGAACGGCAGCTATCTCTCCGTCTTCTACATCGGGCTGTTCTCGTATGTATACGATATCACCGTCAAATATACGGGCATTTATCATACTGTCACCCTTGCAGCGGAGCGCGAAATCTGCGTTGAGATTTTTGTCTGCATTGATAAGAGCTTCGATATTTTCAGTTGCCAGAATAGGTTCTCCACAAGCTATTGTCCCGAGTAGTGGAATCTTTTTCATTTTTGGGAGAGGGATGATGTTGTCAGGAGTGCCATATTCGACTTCTCCAGTTATAAATGTCAAAGGGCTTAACTTGAGAATTTTGCTGAGAAGCGCGATTTTATCTCGCTTCATGTTCTCGATATCTCCATGTTCCCACTTTCTAACGGTGCTTTTACCTACACCGACATAATCTCCTACTTCTTCAAGAGTCAAGCCAAGTTCTTGACGCCGAGTGCGCATTATATCTCCTATATTCATTTATGGTCTCTCCTTTCGTATCAAATAATACCACAACGGTTTCTAAAAAGCAACACTAATTTTCAAAAAAATCTTGAAAAGTGTCTTTTAGGGGTTGACAGTCGGCAAAACGAGTGATAATATAAAGGTGTCCTAAAAGACACGAAACAATGGAAGGAGGTGCGGGCAATGAACGAAATGGAACTCAGAGGCGAGATGGTCAAGCGTGGATATACAGCTGCTAAATTGGCAGAATCTATCGGTATAGGCGAAAAAGCTATGTCGAATAAGCTCACGGGCAAAAGCGACTTTAAACAGTCGGAAATCAAAAAGATTTGTTCGGTACTTAATCTTGACAACGACCAGATAATCGCAATTTTTTTTGCTGCGTAAGTGTCTTAAAAGACACTTGATACGCACGAAAGGAGGGGAAAAGATGAAAACTTTTGATGGCGTTAGCACGAGAGACCTTGTAGAGGAACTTCGACAGCGCAAGGGAGTAGAGGTAACAATAGCAGAACCGCATAAAGATACTGAAATCAAAGTGAATGGTCCTGCTATTGTGCTTGTGGTTATCGATTAACCGATTCTTTCGTACCTGTAAATTCCCTTAATGTGAGCGTGGAAGTATTCGCCATGAGACGGTGCGGTCATCAGGTTCTGATACACGGCAAAAGGTACATTGTAATAGGCATATAAACTGCCGTTAGTAAAACCGATGTGTAGAGTTCCATTCTCATAGCCGACGCTTGCGAGATTGCTCGACGAAACAGGTTGCATTACCATTCTTTCTCACCTCCTTTGGTGAGAATTATAACACACAAAAAGAAATAAAACAATGATAAGGAGGTAAGGATATGACTCAGCTCGAATTTGAGACCGCAGAGAGAAATCTGAGCGAGCAGCTGCAACTACTCGCCCAGAAGTCGAAAGAGGGGGGTGTGACTATATGGTGTTAGGTAAAATCTGCTTCGCTATTAACACTGTATGTTTGGTTTTTCAAATTATCCTTGTACTGCGTGCAACTGCGAAAAAAAGAGAGAATCGCAAGAACACCGACTATAATTCCAATAATCCGATCGACTTTATCAGCCGAATTCCAGAAAGCCGTTCGTTTCTTGTGATGCTTGCTGTTTGGGTGATCGTGGTTTGCGTTGTCATCATCACCACTGCATGATTCCTCTTGAGTCTTTGAAGCAGGTGCCTGTTGGATGCGGGAATCTTCGATGTTCAGCGCTGCGTTTGGTTCCGATAAAAACGGAATAGCAAGTGCTGTCATCTTCTTTAAAAAATCTTCTGCTTCTGCTTCTGTGAGACTTGAAGAAGAAATTGAAATGTAGCACTGATATGGAGTCTTATACAGAATGCTTTTGGTATCAAGATAAAGGTACGCGGACTCTTCGAGTGCGTTGGTACACAGGAGAGTTATAGACTTAAAAGGCGCACTGTCTGAAAAGTATTTCTTAAATTCCTCTAAAGTGTACCTTGTCTCATCGCTTATGTCACGACAGACAACTACGGTAGTTCGATAATTCTCCGATGCCGGAATCAGTGCGGTGTACTCATTTTCAATAGTCTTAAAAAGCTCAAGCAATGAAAATTTTTCGATTCTCCAGGAAGCAGATGCCGGGAGAGTAACATTCGTTGTTTTAGAAACTTGCATGACACACCTCAACATTTTTTGTTTTTAGTATATAAATTTCAAGACTAAAAGTCAATATAAAGGAGCTACACAATGAACAACATATCAACCTTTAACAACCCTGCATTCGGCAGTGTGAGAGCTGTCAGTGTGAACGACGAACCGTATTTTGTCGGCAAAGATGTTGCCGAGATACTCGGATATGAAAGACCGACAGACGCAGTGAGAAAGCGCGTTGACCCCGACGATAGAGGGGTCGCCAAAATGGAGACCCCCTCCGGAGCGCAGGAGATGACCATCATCAACGAGTCAGGTCTTTACAGCCTTATCCTCTCAAGCAAACTCCCGAAAGCCAAAGAGTTCAAGCGCTGGGTAACGGCGGAAGTGCTTCCGGCAATCCGCAAAACGGGCGGCTATGTCAACGACACGGCACAGTTCGTCGAAAGCTATTTCGGACAGCTCGAACCGAATCAGAAACACGCGCTGACGATGATGTTTGACGAGAGCAAAAGAATGAGCGCACAGCTCAAGGAGCAAGCCCCGAAAGTCCTTTTCGCGAACGCTGTAGAGACGGCACATAACTCGATTCTTATCGGCGACCTTGCGAAAATCATAAGGCAGAACGGCGTTGACATCGGTCAGAAGAGACTTTTCGAGTGGTTGCGTCAGAACGGATATCTCATCAAAGACGGTCAGAGCAAGAACATGCCGACTCAGAAAGCGATGGAAATGAGCCTCTTCGAGGTCAAAGAGAGCACGATAAACAACCCTGACGGCTCGGTGAGAGTCACCCGAACGACAAAGGTCACAGGCAAAGGCCAGACCTATTTTGTCAAAAAATTTCTGTCATGAGGAGGTAAATTAACATGCCACGCGAAAAAGAACTGTATCGAGACAATCTCGAAATATTCACCAGAAGAGCATTAGAGCGATTCCCGAACAAATGCATCTTTACTCAAAAAGAAGCTGCTGAGCTTCTCGGGGTGAATGTTAAAGAACTTCGCCGCAGGAACATCAGATTCCCGGTTACCCTGCCAGAGCTCGCGCGAGCTTTTTCATGAAACACAGAAAAGGAGAAAAGAAAATGCAGGAAAAATACATACCCTTATACGAAGACCTCTACACAACATTCGAGCAGGACGATAAAAAGGGTCATATGGTTGCAATCGCAAGACTGGCGGTTGATATCGCGCAAGACATTGTGAACTTCGTGACAGTTACTCCCCTCAGCGCTCCGGCAATTATAACAGCTTGTAAACTCGTCATAAAAACCATCTCCGAGACTCCCGCTATTGCGTCAAAGGAACTCGATGCGTTCACGGACGTTATGCTCGCCGTAGTAGCCCAGAGCTTGACGGTCTATTCGGGCACAAAAGAAAATAAGAGTTTCGAGGAGATGATGAAATGATACTGAAATTTGCGATTCAGACGGTGTTTGAAATTGCCCTCGTCGTACTTATCATCTATGGATTTATTCACGAGGACAAGCTGATAGCTTTTGAAGATTCACTCAAGCGCAGAATCAAAAAGAAAGGAGCTGAACGCCATGTACGAGATAGCGGCAATCGCTCCTGAAGCGTTCAAGATAGCGGATAGGCTCACACTGCTCATGGAAGAGCACGAACCGCCGGTGACGAGGTCGGAATTGGCAGATGCGATAGGCTGCGCTAGATCAACAATCTCGCGTTATTGCGATGGCACAAATTCGGTGGCATTCATCTTCGCGATTCGGATTGCTCGATTTTTCAATGTCTCGCTTGATTATCTCGTGGGACTGACAGATAGCAAGGAGATACCGCAGTGGCAAAAGCCCGGAAAACATAAACACTCAGAGCATTGGCACTTGAAAAACATCTGCAAACGCTGTTATTACCGCCGCGAAATGGTCGGGCTTGCAGGGATAAGCGGATTTGATATCGAGTACGACAACAAAGCTTGTCACTACACATTCGACACAGGCAAGTTCCGCGAGATAGAAGCGACGGACATGGAGTGCCCGTATTTTCGCCCCAAAAGAAGAGAAAGGAAAGTTGTTTCCCCGGCATGGGACAAGATGAAAAGCGATGAAAACATATGACCAATTTTTAGATGACAAGATAGAAGTCGCCAAAGAGAGCGGGTTCGAGATATCGCTCGACGAGATTAACCCGGCACTCAAACCTCACCAGAAGCTCGCCGTTCAATGGGCGGTTAGAGGCGGCAGGCGCGGACTGTTCGAGCGGTTCGGACTCGGCAAGACCGTGCAGGAACTCGAATTTTGCCGCATAGTCACCGAACATGAGGGCGGTCAAGCTCTTATCGTCTTGCCGCTCGGCGTGCGTCAAGAGTTCACCCGTGACGCAAGAGATCTGTTGCATATCCCCGAACCCGTATATGTCACCTGCATGGACGAGGTAAGAGCTTCAGACGCACAAATCCTCATGACCAACTACGAGCGAGTCAGAGACGGAGACATAGACCCCAAATATTTCACGGCGGTCAGTCTCGACGAAGCAGCGGTACTTCGCTCTTATGGCTCAAAAACCTATCAAACTTTTTTCCCGAAGTTCAAGGGAATTAAATATAAGCTTGTGGCGACCGCCACGCCGAGCCCAAACAGGTATAAAGAGCTTATCCATTACGCAGGGTTTCTCGACCTTATGGACACGGGACAGGCACTTACAAGGTTTTTCAAACGCGATTCAACAAAAGCTAACAACTTGCAGCTCTATCCGAGTATGGAGCGTGAATTTTGGCTCTGGGTTGCGTCGTGGGGGCTGTTCCTAAGCTCGCCCGCCGACCTTGGACTCGATGCGACGGGCTACGATTTACCGCCGTTTGAAGTCCGTACACATGTCATAGACGACGACATGGAAAACTTGCCCGCCGACCGTGACGGACAGTTCAAGCTGTTGAGAGATACCGCGACATCGTTATCTGAGGCGGCACGGGAAAAAAGCTCAAGTATAGCCGCGCGAGTAGCGAAAGCGAAAGAGCTGATAGACGAAGCAAGCCCCGACGAGCATTTTATTTTATGGCACGACCTCGAAGCGGAACGTCATGCGATTAAAAAGGCTATTCCCGAAGCTGTCGACATTTACGGCAGTATGGACTATGACGAACGCGAACGCCGCGTTATTGACTTCCAAGAGGGCAAAACAAGGATATTCGCCACAAAGAAGAGCCTTTCCGGCTGCGGGTGCAATTTTCAGAAATATTGCCACCGTGCGATATTCGTCGGTATTGACTACGAGTTCAACGACTTTATTCAGGCAATTCACAGAATACACCGCTTCTTGCAGACCGAAAAGGTGATCATCGACATAATCTATACCCAAGCGGAAGAAGAAATCTGGGAAGCGCTCCGCGAAAAGTGGAAAAGGCACGACGAATTAGCGCAGAAGATGTCCGAAATCATCAAAAAATACGGCTTGTCATCTCCGCATATCGCCGAGCAGCTGAAAAGAAGTAAAGGAGTCAAAAGAGTGGAAATCAAAAGAGAAAGGTTCACAGCCGTGAATAACGACTGCGTTGACGAGACACGAAAAATGCCCTCTGATAGCGTCGGATTGATTCACACGTCAATCCCATTCTCCAATCATTACGAATATACCCCGTCATATAACGACTTCGGTCACAACGCGACAACAGCCCAGTTTTTCAAACAAATGGACTATTTGACCCCTGAACTGCTTCGCGTGTTACAGCCCGGCAGAGTTTGCGCAGTTCATGTCAAAGACCGCGTTCTCTTCGGCAATGTGACGGGCACGGGATTCCCGACAGTTGAACCGTTTCACGCGATGTGCATAAGCCACTACATTAAGCACGGCTTTCAGTATTTCGGCATGATAACGGTCTGTACAGATGTTGTCAGGGAAAACAATCAGACCTACCGTCTCGGCTGGACGGAGCAGTGCAAAGACGGCACGAAAATGGGCGTTGGCTGTCCTGAATATATCTTGCTTTTCCGAAAACTTCCGAGCGATACAACGGACGGATATGCAGATGTCCCCGTCACCAAAAGCAAAGACGACTATACCCGCGCCCAGTGGCAGATTGACGCGAACGGTTATCAGCGGTCAAGCGGGAACCGACTTGTCACCCGCGAGGAACTCAAAGACGCGCCCGTTCGAGTGCTCGAGAGAATGTATCGTCAATATTCCCGCGAAACGGTCTACGACTACGCCGACCACGTAAAACTCGCCAAAGAACTCGATGAAAAGGGACATCTTCCCGCCACTTTCGCAGTGGTCTCGCCCGGCAGCTGGAGCGACGAGATATGGGACGATATCAACCGTATGCGCACACTCAACACAACGCAGAGCAGACGCCGTCAGAATCTTCATGTATGCCCGTTGCAGCTCGATATCGTGGAGCGGGTAATAAACAGATATTCCAACAAAAACGACCTTGTATATGACCCGTTCGGCGGTCTTATGACCGTTCCGTATATGGCGGTTAAAATGGGGCGCAGGGGCTACGGCTGCGAACTTAACCCCAACTATTTCCGCGATGGTGTGGGCTATCTCGAAGCGGCAGAAGCACAGATAGGCGCACCGACGCTATTTGACTTAATGGAGGGAGCTTAACAATGAAATTGACATGTAACACATACGACCTCAAGGCGGCTTGTGCCAAAGCTGCAAGGGTTATTGATAAATCGCCGTCTCCGGCAACGAACGGACTTTTGCTCAAGGCAAAAAATGGAGTTTTGACCGTGACCGGATATAACCTCACAATCGGAATATCCGTAAAAATCCCAGCGATGATAGAGATTCCCGGAGCGATAATTGCGGACGCGAAGATTCTGACAAATGCGGCAGGAAAGCTGCAAAAGGAAAACACGACACTTTTCACCGATGGTGATATTCTCACCGTTCAGAATGGACGCTCGAACCTCAAGGTCAAAGGCATACCTGCGGAGCAGTACCCCGAGCTTCCAACTCCCGAAGACGGCACAACTTGCCGAGTTGACGGAGCGAATCTCGTCAAGCTGATTAAAAAAACCGTGTTCGCCGCCGCAGATGATAAGGGCGTGAGAATGACCGTCTCCGACAACCTCAGACTCTGCGCGACTGACGGGTTCACACTCGCCGAGTCAAGCATACCGTGCGAAGAGGGGACAGCACCGAGCGCAACGGCAACAATTCCGCCAAAGGCACTGCTCGAGCTTTCGGACGCGACCGACGCGGTCGAGATATCCGTCTCAAGCAAACATTTTATAGCGCAGACCCGCGATTATACGCTGTTTTCGCGCCTTATGTCTACCGCGTGGGAAATCGATGTGGACAAGATTATTCCCAAAAACACAGCTTCAGTCAAGACGGATTTTAAAGCCCTCACATCTGCACTCGAAAGAGTTCAGATTCTCGCGAGCACCGAGACACAGCCTGTTAAGATGTCGCTCTCAAGAGATGCCATTGAACTGTCTGTGAGGACGACGATAGGCAGTGCCACCGATTCAGTGACGGGCGAGACCGATTCAGACCTCGCGATAGGAATCAACGCGAGATATCTCGTCGGAGTGCTTAAATCGGCTGAGACTGACAGCTTTCTTGTCAGCTCTCCCGTGTCTCCGTTGGTATTCAAGGACGACTCAAGCACCTATATTTTACTCCCGGTGCGACTGAGGGAAACAGCATGAGATACAACGACGCAGACCAAACACCGCCCGTTCAGACGACGGCGGCACAGGACGAACAAATAAAACAAATGACAGCAACCGATTGTATCAACTACCTATTTCAAATAATGAAGGGAGAAACAAAAAGATGAAGCTCTATGAACTCGACAACGAATACCTCGATTTTATCACAGCTGTCGAAGATGGGACAATCCCGGAGGACGCTATCGAAGATACCCTCGAAATGCTCAACGGCGACTATAAGGACAAGCTGGACAACACCATTTGTGCTATCAAAAATTTGACCGCCGAAGCTAAGATGATAGACGAAGAGATAAAAGCTCTGACGGCGAGAAAAAAAGCAAAAGAAAACTCCGTCGACTATCTTAAAGGCTGCGTGTCTCGCTCTATGCAGTGCAGAGGTGAAACCTCTTTCGAGAGCGCGAGAAACAAGGTCACTTTCCGCAAGTCCGAACGCCTCGTAATCGCAGACGAAGCTGCTTTTGCAGAAAAATATCCCGCATTCGTTACATTTACCCCGAAAATCAGCAAGACCGATGTCAAAACGGCGGTCAAGTCCGGCGAATCGTTTGACGGCGCGGACATTGTGGAAGTTCAAAACATTCAGATCAAGTGAGGTGCAACATGGATAATCTTGAAATTTACAGTAGGGTTTGCGAAGTGCCCGGCAACGCACAGAAGAAAATCGCGGCGGGTCGTCTCAAGGGATTCACAGACATTAACCCGATGTGGCGTATAAAGAAGCTGACCGAGGTATTCGGGGCTTGCGGCATCGGCTGGTATACCGACGATATCAAACATTGGCTCGAGGACGGAGCAGACGGAACAAAGACGGCACATGTCACGCTCAACCTCTATGTTAAGGAAAATGACGAGTGGAGCAAGCCTATCTTCGGCATCGGCGGCGCGTCGTACATATCTAACGAAAAGAGCGGATCGAACGAAAAGAGCAGAGCCTATACCTCCGACGAGTGTTTTAAGATGGCGTACACCGACGCGCTTTCCGTCGCGTGTAAAGCGTTAGGCTTTGGCGCGAATGTCTATTGGGCGGCAGGAAGAAGCAAATACAGCTCTCAGAACACCCAGTCGACACCCGCAGACGAAAAGACAAACCGTGAAGCCGTAAATCTTGCCACGCGCGACTTAATGGGCGAGTTTGCGAAGCTCAGAGGGAAAAGTATAGGCGAAGTAGAAAACGCGCTTATGCGCCAAATTTCAGCCCCTGAGGGCATGTCCCTTGAAACTATATCAGACAGTTTGGCAGAAAGGGCAAAAACTCAGATAGTCGTCTGGCTTAAAGCGGCAAAGGAGCAGTCATGACGATTGAAAAAGCCGACTGGCTCTTTGAGTCCGACGGATTCTATCTCAAGTTCAAGGTCAAAAACCGCGAAGAAGGTCAGCGCATAGTGGCAGAGGTTAAATCTTCGGACAAGCCCTATGAGTTGACCGTCGAGAAGAAAAAACGCAAGCGCAGTCTCGACGCGAACGCCTATTGCTGGGTACTCATCGGAAAACTCGCCGCAAAGCTGCACCTTAGCATGATAGAGATCTATAGAGACGCTATAAAAAACATCGGGGATAACTTTGAGACCATCTGTGTGCAGGACAAGGCGGTTGATAATCTCCGCGACTGGTGGGAGCGCAACGGACTCGGGTGGTTGACCGAAACTTTCCCGTCAAAGATACCCGAATGCACGAATGTACAGCTGTTTTGTGGCTCATCGGCATATGACACGGCACAGATGTCCCGGTTGATTGACAACATTGTGCAAGAGTGTAAAGCGCAGGGCATAGAAACGATGCCCCCCGAAAAACTTGACCGATTAAAGGAGATGTGGAAATGAGGTCGATTCTTCAAGTGGACGAAGATATCTGCTATCTCTGCGGCAGGTCGGGCGCACCTATGGACTGGCACCATTGTTTTGGCGGTTCGGCACGACACGCGAGCGAGGCATATGGCTTGAAAGTCCGCCTATGTCACATGGGCTGCCATATGTACGGCAAGAACGCGGTTCACGACAATCAGGCGGTGATGGACGAGTTGCACCGCGAAGCGCAGAAAAAAGCGATGTCATATTACGGCTGGGATAAAGATGACTTTATCAGGCTTTTCGGAAAAAATTACCTTTAAGGAGTGTAAAAAATGGAGAAATTTGACTGCTTTGCTTATGGCGCGTTGGCTAACGGCTCGAAAGGTTGCAGTGTACTGACCGACTGCGTGTGCAGCTCAGGCGAGTGCCCGTTCTACAAAACCAAAGCGCAAATCAAAGAAGAAAAAGAGCGCACCGAAGCTCGAATAAAAAGGCTCTACGGGACGACTACAAAGAAATTTTTGGAACTCAAAAGGAGTGTTAATAATGCTTATTTCAGTGATTCTTATGGGGAGGTTGACCGCCGACCCCGAACTCAGACAGACTCAGAACGGCACATCTGTTACATCGTTCACGGTAGCAGTCGACCGCCGTTTTCAGAGAGAGCAGACCGACTTTATCAACGTTGTCGCATGGAAACAGACCGCCGAGTTTGTCGAAAAGTATTTCAAAAAAGGTGCAATGATAGCGCTTCGCGGCAGTATTCAGCAGCGCAACTATGAGGACAAAAACGGCAACAAGCGCACCGCATTTGAAGTTATTGCCGACGAAGTCAGCTTCTGCGGGTCAAAAGCGGACAAGCCGCAGACCCCGAACAACGACGACTTCGAGGAAATCCCCATAAGCGACGACTTGCCGTTCTGAGGTAGCGAGATGAACATAGTCGACTTTATACCCAAAGGCAAGGAAAACGCGGTCACGCGGGAAGCACTCTGCATTTATACGGGGCTCGACGACCGAACCGTTCGCAAGCTGATAGAGCTTGCAAGGGACGGCGGAGCGCCTATTCTTTCATCGTCGCATAGCGTTGGATATTGGCTTTCCGACGACATCGTCGAGATTAAAGCTTTCCTCAATGAGACAGACCGCCGTTGCAAGAGCTTGTCACGCAGAGCACAAGGGCTCAGACGCTATGTAGCGGAGCGCGAGGGAAAATATGTCGTTCCCGTACAAGCCCATTTCAGGACGATAAAAAGGAGCTGAGGCAATGGCGGAGCGAAGAATGTTTGCAAAAACGATTATTGACAGCGACGCTTTTCTTGATATGCCGATGAGCGCAAGATTGCTATATTACGATTTAGCAATGCGGGCAGACGATGACGGTTTCATAAACTCGCCGAAGAAGATAATGCGATTTGTCGGAGCAAGTATAGACGACCTCAACATACTCGCAATACGCAAGTTTATTATTCCGTTCGATAATGGCGTTGTCGTAATAAAGCACTGGCGGATTCACAATTATATTCGCAAAGACAGATATTCGGAAACAACATATTCCGAGGAAAAATCACTTTTGGAAGTTGACGAAAATCGCGCTTATAGGCTCATAAGCGATGAAAAAAACAGTGAAAAAATGCCAACGGTCAACCAACGGTCAACCAGTGGTCGACCGTTGGTTGACGCAGGTAAGGATAGGTTAGGTAAGGATAGGTTAGGTAAGGATAAAGAGATATCGCCCACGCGCCACAAATACGGCGAATATCAAAATGTCCTACTGTCTGACGAAGACCTTGAAAAGCTCAAAAAAGAGTTTCTTGACTGGTCTGACAGAATCGAACGCCTGAGCGCGTATATGGCAAGCACTGGCAAGAGCTACAAAAACCACCTTGCCACTATCAGAAACTGGGCGCGGCGTGACAGCAAGACCCCGACCGCAGATGTTAAGCCAAAAGGACAAGCTTCATATGACATCTCGGAGTTTGAGCGTCAGAACATGTCAAAGCCGATAGCCTATAAGAAAAAATAATGCAGTGCCCGGACTTTCGTCCGGGCAGAAAGGAAAAATTATGGATTGTAGCAAAACGATAAACTTTCTTTCCGAACTCAAAAGACTTTGTGACTCACGTGATGGGTGCGTGGCTAATGCGGCTAATAAAGAACGATGCCCGATGTTTGGGGTTTGCGAGGACGCGCTCACAAGGATTTGCGCCGAAGATGTTAAAACGGCAATCGAAACTGTGCAAAAATGGAGCGACGAACACCCGAAGAAAACATACGCACAGGACTTTTTTGAGAAATTTCCAGATGCGCCGAGACTTAAATCGTTTAGCGGCGGGTATCCTGAAGCGTGTCGAAAGTCAATATACGACGGAAAGTGCCCGGGGGAAGGATGCGAAAAATGCTGGAACGAGCCAATGAACGATGAAGAAACAAAGGGAGCTTAATAAAATGAAAATTGTTTTAGAAAAAGGCGCCTACAAGCCCTACAAGGCACATCCCGAAGATGCAGGATTTGACCTCATGTCAAGAGAGTGTCAGATAGTCCCAGCGCAGGGAAGCGCGATATTTGACACAGGCGTACATATCGAGATACCGCAGGGATATGTTGGATTTCTCAAGAGCAAGAGCGGACTTAATGTCAAACACGGCATAACAAGCGAGGGCGTTATTGACGCGGGCTATACAGGCAGTATTTGCGTCAAGCTCTACAACAACGCCCTGATTCCCTACCTGGTCAAAAAGGGCGATAAGATATCGCAGCTCGTCATTTTGCCGATTTACAGAGACGAGCTTGAAGTCGTCGATAGTCTCGATGAGACGGCACGCGGCAATAATGGATTCGGCTCGAGCGGGAGGTAAAAATGATGACAGCAAAAAAAGCGTTAGAGCTTCTAAATGATGTAGAATTTTCTGAAAAGTATCAAGGCGTACAAGAATATACAGAAATGCTTATCGTGTGCAAAGAAGCTCTCGATAAGCAGATACCGAAGAAGCCTCAATATGTTGATACAAGATTTAGGCATCACGGAAGAGAAATAAGTGACGGCTCGTCGCTCGATAAATGCTATAAATGTCCTAATTGTAATAGTCATATTTTTCATGTTTTTGATAGTGAAAAATGTTGTAAATATTGCGGGCAGGCTTTAGATTGGAGTGACAACAATGCGTGAGATACTTTTCCGTGGCAAGCGAACAGATAACGGCGAGTGGGTTGAGGGATATTATTATAAAGCTAAGTATTGCAGAACTGATGACGAGCTTTGTGATTATATTACTGTTCCGTACATAGAACAGTGCAACTTGCCGAATTCGCACTATATTGTAAACCCTGAAACCGTAGGACAGTGCATAGGTCTGAAAGATAGAAACGGCATAAATATTTTTGAGGGCGATATAGTAAAGAGAGTTTGGTTCGGCAAAATGAGCATTTATCAAATTGTCTATGACAACGGTCTCGCGAGTTTTATCGGGCAAGCGGGCATAAAATTTACAACATTTGATTATGATTCAACCGAATTTGAGGTTGTCGGCAATATCTACGATAATAAGTTGGAGGATTTTAACAATGGCACTTGCTAAAAGATGTGATAGGTGCGGAAAGTTTTACGTGTGGTATCTCGCGTCCAGTACCGAGAATGAGCATATTAAGAGTGAGTTTATCGAAGACAAACATAACGACAGCTTGGTGTGCAGCGGAGCTAATGCTATTGTGCTTTGCAAAAATAGCCCTATCGGTAAAAGAATAAAGGACATAGCAACCTTAGACTTTTGCCCCGAATGCCTAAAAGCATTTGATGCATTTATGAATCCGCTTAGACAAGAGGTAAAAGACAATGGCTGATGCAGACAGATGTGTTTGTTGCGGTGAGATAGTTCCCGAGGGTCGGCAGGTGTGTCCGTCGTGTACGGCAGCATACATAATGACGAGAGAGATGGGCAACGGAAGAAACCCCGACAGAATAGACGGCTTTCTTGAAACGCTTGGACGGGCGTGCAAGAGGGTTCGGACGAACAGAGAGGAGAGATTTAATGATAAAAATTGAGAATGTTGAAACTTTTGGATGGGAAGCTGCCATCCGTGGAATGAGAAACCCTATGAACTCTTGGGAGAAGAGCGATAGTGTTAAATGCTATGCCAATGCTAATTGTCCGGGAATTTGTAAAAATAATGTGTCTGGAATATGTATCGGCTTTAATGACTTCGACCTTATGACTCGCCTCCGCAATGCTGGCACCGACCATCGTAAGTTCATGAGAATGATTACGGTGTATGTGGATATAACAGCTCCGCTGTATTGGTGGAAGGAGTTTGACACATACAAGGTAGGTACGGTTGCTAATTCATGTTCTACCATGCATAAGATTCATGCGAAGGAATTTACGCTGGACGATTTCAGTCATGAGCATATAGGAGATGTTCCTAATTGTGACCCTATGTACTATGCTGCCCTTGAAGGTGTAATTATGGCTCTCAATGAGGCAAGACATTGTTTTCTTGATACGAAGGACAAAAAATACTGGTGGCAGATGATTCAGCTTCTGCCGAGCAGCTACAATCAGCGCCGTACGGTCATGCTGAACTACGAGGTACTTATCAATATGTACAAGTCTCGACGCAGCCATAAGCTCGACGAGTGGGTTAAGTTTTGTGCATGGATTAAAACACTCCCATACTCGGAACTAATAACAGAGGAGTCCAAAGACAAAAATGAAACAGAGGGCGAGGAGGACTAATATGGACGCAGACCGTGAAGCCGTTAAATTCCAGCGTCCCGAAGGTCGGCAGGTGTGCCCACAAAGCGAGTGCAAAAGATATATCTACACTATCCCCGATATCCCGCCGTCTCTTAACAGGTTCGCGGGGCGCGAGAATGTATGGGCGTATAGAGCGGACAAAAAGCAGTGGCAAGCCCTTTGCGCGGTGTACTGCCGACCGAAGCCGTCCGAGCCGATTAAAAAGTGCGTTGTCAGAATTACATACTTCTTTCGCACAAAACAACGGCACGACCCCGACAACTACAATGGCAAGTTTATCCTTGACGGCTTGCGCGAAGCGGGGATAATTGAAGATGATAGTTTCTCAAACGTCGAGCTTCAGCTGTGCGGAAGCTATGACAAGGAAAACCCGAGAACAGAGATAGAGGTGATATTGTGACCGTTCCCGAATACGTCAACCGAATAAAGCACCTTGACAATGAGTTGTCATTCAAACAGCGTCAGAAATCGGAGCTGTTTGATATGTTGGTATCAATTACCGCCCCGCCGTCCGAGTCGGTGCAGAAGACAGCAGAGGACAAAATGAGCAGCTTAGTATCTCAATATGTCGACTTAGGTAACGAAATCATAGAGATATATCAGAAAAAATTCGCCGCCGAAAACGAGTTCCAGGCTCTTGTGAGTCAACTCCCGCCGCAGTGGGAAGAGTTTCTGCTTTTGAGGTACCTCAGCAGGATGAGCTTTGAAGACATTGCAGAAGAGATGGGATATTCCCGAGAGTGGTGTTGGAAAACGAACAAGAAAGCTTGCGCGGCACTCGAAGAACTCCTCAACGCTAAAAGTGTACAGTAAAATACTGTAAAATACAGTGAAATACAGTTGGGAGATATGATATCATATAGATGTAAAAGTGGACGGGCAACCGCTTTTACTTCTTTTCTCCGTTCATGTTGTTTACCACATCTCCACCGCTCGCCGGTGCGGAAAACCGGCTCCTTTCTTACCGCCTCGCCCTGCGGCGGGTTAATAGCAGGGCTTTTTATGCGGAGCTTTCAGGCGATATGCGCATAAGCGCATTAAAGGTTCGAGTCCTTTGCTCCGATCCAAGCCGCCAAGAGGGCGAGGAAGCGCGAGAAGTTAAGTATCGGGTTGCCGGAGCGCTCGGCGGCGGCTTGTTAAGCCGTATAAATCCTGATGGCTGATGAAAAGACGCAGCTCGGGCGGCATATATGGTGGCATACGGTTATCTTCGGGGCTGATATACCCCGACAGTTCGGTTCAACTCCGACTTTGCACACCTACAAGTTAGTTCCTTCCCGTTGGTTGTCGGTGGTTATTCGGTTGTCGGATAGCCGCCGACAACGCTTTAAAAATTCAGGTGATAACATGGAGATAATTACAAAGAAAGTAAAAGACCTCAAGCCGTATGAGCGCAACCCGCGCAGAAATGACGAAGCGGTGGAGTATGTCGCCGAGAGCATATCGGAGTTCGGCTTCAAAGTCCCGATAGTAATTGACGGTGATGGCACAGTCATATGTGGTCACACGAGGCTAAAGGCGGCAAAGAAGCTCCACTTGGCGGAGGTGCCTTGCATTGTTGCCGATGACCTCGACGACGAGCAGATAAAAGCATTTAGGCTCGCTGACAACAAAGTCGCGGAAAAGGCGGAATGGGACTTCGGCTTCCTTGACAAAGAACTCGGCGGCATATTCAACTTTGATATGGGTAAGTTTGGGTTTAACTTCATGCCGCCCGAAGTCAAGCAAAAGAACAAGCTTGAGACGAAAACGCGCAAAGCAAATATTTTAAATCTTGAACGGGCACAGTTTACAGGCGTCGGAAAATATGACATACCCGAGATACAGCCGGTATATCAGCTCCCGGAGGTCATTGACTGGATTCCATTTGACTTTATGCTCAGTGATAAGCGAAGCCCAGAAGAGAAACAAAAAACAGGTGTTCACTTTTTCCGCGATGATTATAAGTTTGAGCGGATCTGGAACACGCCCGAGAAGTATATAGAGAAGCTCGCGGAATATGCTTGTGTGCTCTCTCCCGACTTTTCACCATACGGCGATATGCCTATGGCAACACAGATATTCAATCATTATCGCAAACACTGGGTAGCGGTCTATATGCAGGAATGCGGGTTAACCGTTATCCCGACTATCAGAGCAAGCACTGACGAGCGCTCTTTTGATTGGTATTTAGACGGCGAGCCAAAGCATAGCATTGTCGCCATATCGACCATGTGGGTGAAAGAAAACAGCGAAAATTTCCCGATTTGGGAGCGAGAATATCAAACAATGGTCGATATTCTGTGTCCGCAAAAAATCTTTATTTATGGGGACATACCGAACAATGTCACACACAAAAATGTCAAGAGGATAGAAAGCTTCTCAGAGAAAAGGTGGGGCAATTAATGACGACGAAACAATTTAGACAGCTTTATAAATATGTCAATGCGATTTATTCAGGCGATTATATCGTTTTCAAGGTCAGCAAACACAGGTGGGAACTCTACCACATACCAACAGAAGAAACTCAGATATATAAGACCTTTGACGAACTCGCCGAAAACGAAGTTGTGGCAAAGATTATAGAAACCTATGTTGAGCGCGGGCTTAAACTGGATATGCCAAAAGGGTCGCGCGAAGGGCAAAGGGATACGTTCGGAGATGCCGAAGAACTCGGCACAGATGAAACAGTAAACGATTTCCCGTCGCGAGTAAACGTCGACAAGGAAAAGTCAACAGAAGAGAAAACTTTACAGCAATTTAGAAAAATGTATGCAAATGCAGAAGAAGAGCACGGATTTGCTGTTGACGAACAGGGATATATCACGACATACAAACACGGAAACCTTTCGTCAGTATCGTGGGAGCCGAAAGAGCTGAAAGACCGATTAATATACCATAATCACCCGAGCGGCGAAGCGTTTTCAAAGGCTGATATGTCGACAACTGCACAAACAGGAGCGCGCGGAATAGTTGCAAGCGGCAGATACGGCGACTATATATTTATTAAAACTCAGAAATTCGATGCCGTAGGATTTCAAAAAGCAATTGCAAGCGCAAAGACGACCGCAAAAGACTACAATGAGGGCGTTGACCGTTGGTTGAGAAGAAACGCAAAAAAATATGGCTTTAAATACGAGTTCAAAAAAGCGTAATTCATTCATGGCAAAGGGACTGCGCCCTAAGCAAAAGCGACAATGGAAGAGCGACGGCATGATATCGTTCCATATGAATAAGCAAAGGAAATAAAAGAGAGGTGGTGGCATGGCTAAACAAACGGATTTCGCGGGCAAAAGACACACTTTAACAGTGGAAGACCAGAGGAAAGGCGGAAAGCGTTCAGGCGAGGTACGCCGTGACCTAAGAGATACCCGCGAAATAGTGAGACGCGCCATGTCGATGTACCTCAAAAACAGTGACCCGGCAGAGGTCAACTACCTGAGCGAGATAACGGACGGAGCTAATATATCAGCCAAAGAGGCGATGATATACGCGCAGCTCAACCGGGCGATGAACGGCGACACAATGGCATTTAAAGCGTTGATGGAGCTCGCAGCCGAGAATGGCGGTCAGCAGCAGAGCGACATATCAGAGCTTTACAAGGCACTGGACGGTGACGACGAATGAAAATAACAACACTGTCGCCGAAGCAAAAAGAGATTCTGCGTTGGTGTCACGGCAAGGATAAAGACAAATATGACGCTATTATATGCGACGGTGCAGTCCGTTCAGGCAAGACCGTCTGCATGATTCTGTCGTTCATTCATTGGGCTATGCGGTATTTTGACGGTCAGACGTTCGCTATATGCGGCAAGACCGTCCAATCGGCAGAGCGTAACATAATAACGCCGCTGCTCGGAATGACCGATTTAACGGCGTATTTTGAGCTTAATTATAAGAGGTCAAGCAAGCTTCTTGTGGTGACCGGAAACGACAAGACAAACTATTTCTATGTGTTCGGCGGTAGAGACGAGAGTTCGGCGGGATTGATTCAGGGCTTGACCCTTGCGGGCGTGCTCTTAGACGAGGTCGCGCTTATGCCTCGCTCGTTTGTGGAGCAGTCGCTCGCGAGATGTTCGGTGACCGGGTCAAAGTACTGGTTCAACTGCAACCCCGACAGCCCGGCACATTGGTTTTACGAAGAATGGGTAACGAAGCCCGAAGAGAAACATGTCTACCACATACACTTTTTATTAACCGACAATCCGTCACTTACCGACGAGATAAGAGAGCGATATTTCAGGCTATACCCGTCGGGAGTGTTTTATCAGCGGTTTATTTTAGGTCTGTGGGTAGCGGCAGATGGGCTTGTTTACGATGTCGATGTCAACAGTTTAATTGATGATACCGTCCCGGAACAGGGGCGTTATTTTATATCTATCGACTATGGCACATTGAATCCGTTTTCGGCGGGTCTGTGGTGCTTAAACGGCAAGACGGCGACGCGCATTAAAGAGTTTTATTATGACGGTCGCAAGCGACAGAGACAAATGACCGACGAGGAATATTATAAAGCGGTCGAAGAACTCGCCGAGGGCTATGACATTGAGCGAATAATTGTTGACCCGTCCGCCGCGAGCTTTATCACCTGCATAAGAAAGCACGGCAGATTTTCCGTGCGAAAAGCAAAAAACGATGTAATTGACGGAATCCGAGTCACTTCTGAGATGGTCAAAGGCGGCGTCATAAAGATAAATTCGAGCTGTCAGGGCATCTTGAAAGAGTTCGGCATGTATCGCTGGGATGATAAATCGACCGTTGACAAGGTTGTAAAGGAATATGACCACGCGATGGACGATATGCGTTACTTTTGTTACACGATATTGAGAAGGGAACTCCGCTGGATGGGGTATAGAGGGGACAAAAATGAAGAAAATCAAGATGTGGATATGTGAAAAATATCTGCCGTCATACGCCAAAGAGAGCATGAAAGAAGAGCTCCGGAGCTTGAATCTTGAGGTAGACGAACTGACGCGCGAGAACGAGCGTTTGAGGGCGTATATCGCAGGGCTTGAGCGCGGCGTTAGGTCACTCAAAAAGATAGTAATAAACACGGAGGGCAACAAATGAGCGTTATATCTGCGCTGCTTAATTGCGAGAAAATATATAATTTCAGCGATGCATTCGGGGTCAAAGATATCACGACGCGAGAAATGAAAACCGCTATCAAGCTATGGCTCGAGATGTATTTCGACCACGAGAGCGACGGTCTCGACGACTGTCAGCGACTGCCCGTTCTCGTCGTCAATAAGCTTATAAAGACCACTTTTTCAGAGTATGAGACAAGCACTAAAAACGCCTTTGCAGAGCGAGTTCTCGGCGAGCTGGAAGAGATACGGCGCGAAGCGTTTCAGCAGGCACTTATCTCCGGCGAATGCCTTATAAAGCCTGTACCAACTGCGGACGGGTTTTATTTTGTCCCGATTAGGCGCGATTGCTTTATACCGCTTGCGAGAAACGAACTGAACGAGCTTACAAGTGTTGGAACTGCGGAAACGACAATCGAAGACGGCAAATATTATACTTTGCTCGAGCGCAGGACGGCAGGGCAAGCTTTAACGATAGAAACAAAGCTCTTTCGGTCAAGCGACTCAAACACGCTCGGCGTGGAAGTCCCACTCGACACGCTCGAAAAATATGCGAATTTAGAGTCTGTGGCGGTGTTGCCCGTTGACGGAATCGGTCTCGTATCACTCAAAACGCCGCTTTACAACACGGTTGACGGTTCGGCGGACGGCGTAGCGATATATGCACCCGCGGCACAGCTCATAGCGCGAATCAACCGTAACGAATGGCAACTTTCCCGCGAGTTTGAGCTCGGTAGGGCGCGTATAATGGTGCCCGAAGACCTCACCCGGCAGAAGCCCGGCGAGAACGGAAATACGAAGACGCGCAGTCTCGAGGATGATATCTTTACCGCTTTTGACGAAGACCCGCAGGACTTCGGCGTTACGATATTCTCGCCCGCTTTCCGCGAGCAGAGCTATCTTACAAGAAAGACCGAATATCTGCGGAATATCGAAAGTCTTATCGGCTTTAAGCGCGGTATTTTGTCAGATGTGCAGGAAGCCGAGCGAACAGCTACGGAAATAACATCTTCTGACGGTGATTATAATCTGACTATAATCGATATGCAGGGGATTTGGACAAAGACAGTTAAAAAGCTACTGGAACTTTGCTCGGAGCTTGGCGCGCTTTATCATATCGGCGGTTATGCACCTATCGACCCGGACGAGGTTACACTCGACTACGGCGACGGTGTTCTTTATAACCGCGACAAGACGTGGAATGAGTACTGCGCTATGGTGCAGATGGGACTTATTAAGCCGGAGATAGCTGTTGCGTGGTATTTTGAGCTGCCGTGGGACACTCCCGAAGCTATCCAAAACATACGAGACAACTATATGCCCGAGCTTGAGAGCATGACGGCGGGAGATGAGTAATTATGTTGCCGCCGGAAAGCATTGACGCGCTGCGAATCCTCGCCACACAGATAACAGACCCGGTGACCGATTTTCTGTTGCGGGATATCGCCCGCAGGATAGCGGAAGCGGGAAAGATAACATCAACCGCTGAGTACGAGATATGGAAAGCGCAGGAACTCGGCTTAAGTCGTCAAGAGATTAAAAAGAAACTCGCGAAGCTGTTTGAAACTTCGCTCGACGAGATAGATGAGATATTTGAACAAGCTGCGGTAGAGGGCTATCACTTTGATATCTCAAAGCTTCCGGGCATTGACGGCGTTAAGTTTGAGAACAACGAGAGCTTACAGCAGATAGTCAAGGCGGCAGTCACGCTTGCACAGGACGACTTCACCAACATAACGCAGACCATAGGCATGATAAGCCCATACGGGCAGAGATTGCCGCTTTATGACGCTTATAACGCCTGCTGCGACTTTGCCTTTAAGCAGGTTTTCACGGGCGCGGCAGACTATAATACGGCGGTTCAGACGGCGTGCAGAAACCTCTATCAGCGGGGGCTTGTCACTGTTGACTATGAGAGCGGTGCGAAAGCGTCGATAGAAACGGCGGTCAGGCGTAATATTATGGGTGGTCTCGGTCTGATGCAGGAAAAAATCAGCGAACAAAATCACGAGAAATACGGCGCGGACGGCTGGGAAATATCAGCCCACGCCGCAAGTGCTCCCGACCACGAACCTATACAAGGCAAGCAATACCGCGATGAGGACTATCAGAAGCTCAACGATAGTCTCGTTCGCCGAATCGGCACTTTGAACTGCGGTCATGCGGCTTTTCCTATCTTTTATGGCGTTACCGAACCTACATACACTGCCGAGCAGTTGGAAGCCTTTAAAAGGGCGAACGCCGACGGCATAACATATCAAGGCAAGCACTACACCACCTATGAAGCGACACAGGCACAGCGGCGGCTTGAAACTGCTATCCGCAAATGCAAGCGAAAGATAACGGTTCTCGAGGGCGCGGGCGACGACGATGCACTCAAGGCGGTGAGAACGCGATATACCCGCCTTAATCAGGAATATGCGCGATTTTCCAAAGCGGCAGGACTACGGACACAAACTGCGCGTCTGAAAGCGGCGGGATTCAGTTATAAACAAGGCAGAGAAGCCGTAAAAGGAAGTGATTAAATGAACATCTCGGGCAAGGAATACGAAGAGGTAATTATAACCGCAGAGGACGGCGAAGTTCTTGCGGTTGTCTCAGATAGCGAGATAATAGAAAAGAAAGATGTAAAGGTCATTTTGACCCCAGAACACGATTGACACAATTCAATAATCTCAGCGTTTCGCATTCGTGCGAGGCGCTGTTTTTATATCCATTTTTACCCCGCCACTGGTTCATGTGGCTAAATTCTGACCGCAGACAGAGCGGTATATAAGCAATGTTCAGGAGGATTTTACTATGGAAAACATTCACGCTATTCTCGAAAAATACGGTGTTACCGTTTCCGAGGATAAGAAAGCAGACTTCGACAAAGCAGTCGCGGAGAACTATAAGACCATCGCCGAGTTCGGCAAGGTTACGGCGGCACGCGACAACTTCAAGAGTCAGCTCGACACTGCTACAAACTCACTCAAAGAGTTCGAGGGCGTAGATGTTGAGGACTTAAAAGGCAAGATAACAAGCCTCACAAATGACCTCAACACGCAGAAAACAAAATATGAGCAGCAGCTCGCCGACCTCGACTTCGAGAACGCGCTCGACCTTGCTATAACTGGCAAAAAAGGTAAGAGCGTGAAAGCAGTCAAGGCGCTGCTCGATGTTGACGCACTCAAAGCGAGCAAAAATCAGCGCGACGATATAGATGCCGCGCTCGAAGCCCTCAAGAAAGATGACGGATATCTTTTTGACGAGGACAACAACACACCTCCGCCCTATGCTGGCGGAACGGGAAGAAGGCAGAATCCGAACGGCGATATGACTCTCCGTTCTGCGCTTTCCGAGAAATTTTCAAAGAAAGGTTGATTTAAACAATGGCAATTACTCTTGCAGAAGCAAAGGTCGGCATGGCTGACCATGTAGACCAGATGGTTATCGACGAGTTCAGACGTTCGTCTCTGCTCCTCGATATGCTCACATTCGACAACGCGATTTCACCTGGCACTGGTGGTTCGACTCTGACTTACGGCTATATTCAGCTTCAGACTCCCTCCACCGCCGCCACTCGTCAGATTAACGGCGAGTACACCTCGAACGAGGCAAAGCGCACCGAAAAGACCGCAAAGGCGATAATCATGGGCGGCAAGTTCAGCGTCGACCGTGTTATCGAGAATACCTCCGGCGCGGTTGATGAGATAGCATTTCAGCTCCGCGAAAAGGTCAAGGCAACGACCAACTATTTCCACAACCTCGTTATTAACGGCTCTTCGGCAAGCACCGGAGCAGGCTATGTGACCAACACTTTCGACGGTCTGAGAAAGTCCCTCGCTGGCAAGTCCACCGAGATAACTTCCACTATTGACCTCTCCGATTCGTCCAAACTCGACACCAACTATGCCGCATTCCTCGACGAACTTGATGAGCTTGTTCATAAGGTTGACGGTAAGCCGTCGCTCCTGCTCATGAATGGCGATATGCTCCTCAAGGTCAGAGCTTGCGCCCGCAGAGCTGGTTATTACTCCCGCGAGCGTGACGATTTCGGTCGCTGGGTTGAGATGTACGGCGATATCCCCATGCTCGACGCGGGCAAGTACTATGACGGCAGCGCGTCCGTTGACTGCATTGCTACCTCAACTCCCTCTACTTCTGTGGCGGGCTCCTCGAGCATTTACGCAGTCAACATCGGTCTTGATGCATTTCACGGTATCGCGCCCACTGGCACTGGCGTTATAAACACCTATCTGCCCGATATGAGCGCACCGGGCGCAGTAAAGATGGGCGAGGTTGAGCTTGTCGCGGGCGTTGTCCTCAAAAACACCCTCAAGGCAGCTGCCCTCAATGGCGTAATCCTCAAGCCCAAAGCTACGGCATAAGGAGTGACCAACGATGACACAGTATGCAGACTACGGCTACTATCTCAATGACTATCTCCACGGCGGGGACGCTATGAGCAAGGACGACTTCGACTTTTTCGCCGTCAGAGCCTCCAAGGTTATTGAGCGGCACACATTCAGCCGGATTGAAGAAGTGACGGAAGCGATTAAGTCTTGTTGCTGCGAGCTCGCCGAATGTTTACAGTCGGAACATAGCGCAGACAACCAGAGCGGCAAGACCTCCGAGAGCGTTGGCAGCTACTCCGTATCTTATGCATCGGCAACCGACAGACACCGCGAGAGTCAGCAGGAATATAGCCGTATTCTGCATCTGTGGCTCGGTGACACGGGTTTACTTTACAGGGGGTAAAGATGTATACCAACACAAAAGCAACCGTGTACCGCCTTATAGGGGGCAAATACGAGCGGATATTCCTGCCGCACGTTTTTTGGGATATGAAGTCAACCGCTTCGACGGGCAAAAACGGCAAGACCGAGAGCGACACGGTGACGGTTTTTCTGCCGTTGCTCTTGCAACTTACTCCGCAGAAAGACCTTATAATCAAAGACTCTGTGCCTCTGACGATTGATAACTCGACCGAAGAAGCTCAGAGCGCGAGCGTAAAAAAGCTTTTTGCCAGGTATGATGTCCACACGGTCATGGCTTGCCGGATGTGCGATTATGGCTCGGCGGAAATGCGCCACACCGAGCTTGATGTGAGGTGATAGCGTGTCCGACAAAATAAAGCAACCCGACAATATGGAATATACCGGGACGATAAATGTCAAGATTCACTGGAATCCGCAATTTGCAAAAGAGATGAACCAAAGGGCGTATAGAATCCAGTGCGTTATCGATTCTGATGTCATTAAGTTTATGAAGCCGTATATCCCGTATCAGTCCGGCTTTTTAATGTCAGAGGCACTGACTATTCCGACCGTCATAGGCTCGGGCGAGGTCAGACAGCTCGGACCCTATGCGCATTATCTGTATATGGGCGAGATATATGGTCCCAATATCCCAGTCAAAGAAAAAGGCGAGATTGTGGGTTGGTGGTCACCGCCGAGTAAAGCCCCGACGGGGAGACCGCTGACGTATGATACCACAAAAAATCCGCTCGCAGGTTCGCACTGGTTTGAGCGTATGAAAGCTGACCGTGCGGACAAAATTCTTGCCGACGCGCAGGAGGCGGCAAATAGATGAACATAATCGAAACCGTAAAAAAAACACTCTCTCAGTGTCCTAAAATAGACGACTTTTGTAACGGTTTGCATGTCGATTTTTCCGAAAACAAGAGCGGGGACTTCGGACTCTATTCTTCGGGCGATGCGCTTGTCGGAAAAGATATTTTAGGCAATGAGAAACGCAAACACAGCTTTGTACTGTACGCCAACGGCAGACCGTTCAACGAGTTTGACCGACTGGCGCACAGTGCTTTTTTATTGGAGCTGAACTATTGGCTCGAGAAGCAGAAACATATCGCGGTGACATCTGTTGTCGACGGCAAAGAGCTGCCGGGCGAGATAACAAAAATGAGCTGCGCAAATGCGATGCTTTTTGCAGTTCCGACAGGGAACGTGAACGACGGCGTCACATATCAGCTTCAAATCTACGCCGAATATACCATAGAAAGTGAGGAGTTTTAATGCCTGGAACTACTGCCAATACGGCAAACGCAAAGATAGAGCGCAAATATCTTGCACACTACATCGATTCGTCGTTTAATGGCACAACTGCAAACTATGTCCGTTTGGGCAAAGACCTTGAAGAGTATGCGATTGAGATGAATCCGGACTCGGAGACGAAGAAGAACATACTCGGCGAGAACTCGACCAATGTCAAAGGTTACGAGCCGCAGGGCTCTGTTGACCCTTATTATGCTTATAGTGGCGACCCGCTCTATGAGCACCTTGCGTCCATAATCAACGACCGTGCGACTGGCTCGGCTCTTGAAACAACTGTCGTTGACGCGCTGTTCAAGACCGACGGCTCGTGTGAGTGGGCGTATCGTGAGAACGCTATTATCATTCCGCAGTCGATAGGCGGCGAAGACGGCGTTCAGATTCCCTTTGAAATCCACTACAACGGCGGACGCACAAAGGGAACTTTTGATGCGGCAACAAAAACGTTTACCGCAGATTCGTCCAAGTAATCAAAAAAGGGGGGCTGCTTCGGCAGCCTCTCTCCCTTTTTAGGAGGTAAAACATGGCACAGCAGCGACAGAGTATAAACTTTGACGACGGCTTTAAAAGCTACGAAATTAACGGCGACCCGCAGAGAATTGTCCGTATAGATACCGCCGACTACGGACTTATAGAGCGTCTGCGGAACGCTAAAAACAATATAAACGAAGAAATGAAAAAATATGAGAACGTCAAGATAAAGAGCGACGGTTCGGCAGACCTTGACGATGAGACGGCAGCTGATAGTCTCCGCGACCTCGGCAAGTTCATATGCGGTCAGTTCGACTATATCTTCAACTCCGAAGTGTCCGGCGTTCTGTTCGGCACAGCTTCACCGCTTTCAACTCGCGGCGGCGTTCCGCTTTTCGAGCGCGTTTTCAATGCAGTTCTTCCGATTATAGAAACTGACATAAAATCCGAGCAGAAGAAAGCCGAAGCCCGTATCAAAAAGTACGAAGCCGAAGCCGCGAGGTTTAAAAATAGCTTATGATAGGCTATCTTCCGACCACGCTCGAAGTGGCAGGCAAAGAATATTCTATCTGCTCCGATTATCGCGTTGCGCTTGTCATTTTCGAGGCGTTTGACGACCCGGAACTCAATGAGTATGACAAAATGGCGGTTATGCTGGACTGTTTATATAAAGAGCCAGACTCGATACCGAGAGAAGCCTGCAACGAGGCGATTGAAAAAGCGTCGTGGTTTCTTGATGGCGGTGAGGACTATAAAGAAGCAGGTCAACAGCGACAGAAAAAGGTCATGTCATGGTCTCAGGACGAAAAGATGATTTTTTCCGCAGTAAACAAGACCGCCGGGCAGGAAGTCCGCGCCGTGCCCTATATGCATTGGTGGACATTCCTCGGCTATTTTGCAGAGATTGGCGAGTGCCTTTTCTCGACAGTCCGTTCTATCCGCGAAAAGAAGAACAGGCACAAGAAACTCGACAAGTGGGAGCAGGAATTTTATAAAGAGCACAAAAAGATGATAGACATTGAGCGCAAATACTCGGCACAGGAACAGGCAGAACGTGACGCGCTCAATAAACTTTTAGGATAGCGGGGGGTGATTGAATGGTTGACGGCTCTCTCAAATTTGACACAAAATTTGACACGGACGGCGTAAACAAAGCGACCGATATGGTCAATAAATCGGTGTCACGTATGTATCAGCGCGTCAAACAGGCGTTCAGCGGCAAGGAAGTCGACCAGTCGTCGGCGAAGATGAAACGGTTGCAGAACAATGTCGATGAAGCAAATGCCAAAGTCGAAAAGCAGATAGCCGAAGTCGAAAGACTGCGCACGGAATATGAAAATCTCAAATCTGACGACGGATATATCGAGCCGGAAGCCGCAAAACCGCTGATAGAACAGGCGGAAACGCTCAAAGCGAAAATCGCCGAAGCAAAACAGCAAGTCGCCGAATATGACAAGCAGTGGGAACATGGCGTTGCCGGAGCTGACGGCAAATCCGGCGAGTGGGTTGACAAAGTCCACAGCTTGCAGGCGGAATATGACAAAGTCCTTGAAAAAATCGAAAAGATTGAAAGTAAAGCCGAAGCGAAGCACCAGACCGACCGTTCCGCGCAGCTTGCTTCGTCCGAAGCGGCTATCGCGGACGCAGAAACAAAGCTCGACGGACTCAGAAACAAAGCTGATATTGCAAAAACAAAGCTCCGGGAAGCCTTGAACGCGAAAGCGCCTGCGGGTTTTAAAAAGAGCTTGGCGGGAGCGACTGTCGGTCTTGATAAGTTTGTCAAACGCATAGGCGGTCTCGCAAAGCGAGTCTTTATTTTTACGGTCATAACAAAGGCACTCAGAAAGCTCAAAGAGTTGCTTACCTCTATGACCTCATCGGACAAACAGGTGCAGACCTCTCTCGCCAACATAAAAGGCAATCTATTGACGGCGTTTCAGCCTATATATGAGTTTGCATTGCCCGCGATTAAAGCGTTGTTACACGCGCTCGAACAGGCATCCGCTTTTCTTGCGTCGTTCACTGCCGCGCTTTTCGGCAAATCTGTATCGCAGATGCAGAAAAACGCAAAGGCACTTAACAAGCAAGCAACGGCGACAAGCAAGGTCGGCAAGGCGGCGGAAAAAGCCTCTCGAAGCCTTGCGAGTTTCGACGAGCTGAATCAGCTCAGCGATAACAGCGCAAGCAGTTCAGGCGGCACAGATGCGTCGTCTGCACCCTCATTTGACAACGAGATAGCCGATTTGGACAGCAACATAAAGAGAGTAACATCACAGGCAATGACGCTCGCAGGTGTCGGGTTGGTGCTTGTCGGCATTGCGACTGCCTCGATACCTGCAATTCTTACAGGCGTTGCTCTTATAATGATGGGCGTGACAATGCGAGAGGGCACGGGAACGCTTACAAAACCTAACTGGGTAGACCAAGTTATCACATGGGGCGGAATGATAGTTGGCGTTGCCTTGCTTGTGGCTGGACTTGCTTTAGGCAGTATAAAATTGATTTTGACAGGTATCACGCTCTACGCCACAGCGGCGGCGTATGGCAAGGCGAGCGGAACCTTTGAAGCAATGCCAAGTTGGCTAAAACAAGTAGTGACGTGGGGCTCGATAGCTCTGGGTACAGCGCTACTTGTAATAGGCATAGTAACAGGTAACATTGCGCTGATAGCCGCTGGAATTTTGGCTTTTAAGTTTGGCACAGATGTTGGGCGAGAAAGTGGCGCGTTCTCCGAGCTTCCGAGCTGGCTGCAAACTATAATCAGCTGGGGCAAAAAAGCTATGGGCACAGCGTTGCTTGTGGTCGGACTTATAACTGCGAACCTTTCGTTGATACAAAGCGGCGCGTCAATGCTGGGCATTACGATATCGACGGAAACGGTTTCAGATGCCTTTTCGGCGACATGGAACGCCGTCAGATCACTCGGAACGCGAATTGCCAATTGCGCGTCTGACCTCTGGAATAAAATAACCTCCGGCGCGTCGAGAATGTGGGATTCAATCAAAAACTCAGGTCGTGACAGACTTAACGGTATTATATCGCTCGTTGAGCGGTGTATTAATACCGTTGTCAATAAAGCAAATAGAATCTCGTGGAATATTCCCGATTGGGTGCCCGGAATAGGCGGCAAGAAGTTCGGTTTCAATCTGCCTACCGTCAGCATACCTCGCCTTGCAACAGGTACAGTTGTCCCGAGAAACTACGGCGAATACACTGCCATACTCGGCGATAACAAGCGCGAGCCCGAAGTTGTTTCGCCTTTGTCGACGATGAAACAGGCGGTTCGCGAGGTCATGAACGAACTCAGCGGAGATAACTCACGCCCGATATCAATTTCAATTTATACCACGCTCGACGGAAAGGTCGTCGGGCAATCGGCAATTGAATACCATAACGGCGTTGTCAGAAGAACTGGCAAAACGCCGCTCGCGGGGGTGAGCGTATGAGTATAGCCGTAATGAAAATCAAAAAAACGGGTACATCGACATGGAAAACACTTCCCACGCCGATGGGCTTGAAACCCGGAATAAATATCATCGACAGCAGCAAAAGCGGGCGTGACAACAACAAGGGAACAATGTTCCGCGATATCGTGACGGGAAAGAACAAATACACCGCCACGATGCCGAGCGGATTGAACAACACGCAGTATGCAGAAATCGCGGACATTATCCTTGCCGACAGTTTCGACTGTTGGTTGCCGAACCCGAAAACGGGCACATTCGGCACAAAGACATTCTACTGCTCGACGCTCGAAGCAGACATAGAGCAGATATACAGCGAGACTCTTTGGACTTATAAAGAGGTCAGCTTCAATTTGACCGAAATGTAAGGGGGCACGGGCAGTGTATAAGATAATCAACGCGACAAAACGCGCAGCGGTAAGAACTGCTTATGCCAAGCGGACTCGTCACATAATCAACCGGATAACATTCGGACATTATGTGACGGCTCTCGGGATTCGCTCTTTTGTCTCGGATAAGGTCGTCGTAACGGACGGCTTACTGAGCTTGAGCGTGACACAGGTTCTCAACGGAGACGAGGACGCAACGGTCGGAAGTGTGGGGTCAAGCTCCTATTCCGCAACTTTTAATAATCCGTCACCCACCTATAACTACCGTGACAAGATAGCATTTATCGAAAGTGGTGTGCTTCTGGCGGACGGAACATATTATTATACGCCTTGCGGATATTTTGCGACAGAGAAGCCGGAGACGGACGACGACGGAAAGACCTTGACCGTCACCGGCTATGATGAGATAGACAAACTCGGCGGCAAGTGGACACCGTCTATCACCGTGACGGACACCACGACACTGAAAGATGTCGTCGAGAATATCGCGAGTATGCACGGCTTGAGCGTTACATATGTCGATACGGCGGCACAGACTGCCTTGAAAAATCATGTTATCGGCGTTGCAACAGCCGCAGAACTGACAGAGCAGAGCGAGCGAGATGTGCTCGGCTACTGCGTCGGATGCGCGGGAATGTCTGCGCGAGTAAACACGGTTGGAAAGCTTTATATCTCGTGGTTTTTCAGTCCGGGCAGTACCTATGACTACACCGTGACGGCAGATGTCCAGTGGGAAAACGGCTTTAAAAAGTCCGCAGAGAGCGCGGTCAAAATAGAAGCGGTCACAGCGGGCGAGGACGAAGATGTCTATACGAAAGGCACAGGAGTTCCACTGTCTTTTGCAAATCCGCTTGTTACCCATGCCGAGATAGACGCGATATATGCACGGTATAACGGGCGTACATGGTATCCGTCAACTTGTACATGGCGCGGAGACCCGTGTGTAGAGGTCGGAGATATTATCACCGTCAAAGACAAAAACAACAAGTCATATACCGTCTATGTAGCACAGCAGGAGTTAGACCTCTCCGGCGGCTTGCAGTCCACAATCACATCTCCCAATCTCGACACAACGGAGATGTCTTTCGACTCTGTCAGCGCGTCCGTAAAGCTTGAACTCAGCAAGGTTAAAAACTCGATGGAAGCGGCAATAAAAGCCGCCACAGACGCTATAAACGGGGCAAACGGCGGATATTACCGCGTTCTCGACCTCGACAAGGACGGAAACCCGGACGGATGGGAATGTTTCGCGACAGACGGCTTGCGGGGCGTTAAATGCACCTACGGCGGTATAGGCTGCACCACAAACGGCGGCAAGACCTACACCAACGCCATGACCGGAGCGGGCATAAACGCAACGGCTATAACGACGGGTATCATCACAGGCGGCACAAACGGATTTTCTTTTAACCTCGAAACCGGACACATCGAAGCTTCCGACATCAACATCACCGGCGGCGATATAAACCTTGACGGCGGTCAGCTGTCTGTCTTAAACGACGACGGCTATAAGGCGGATTTGTCAGGCGGCGTGCTTGACCTATATCAAGGCGCGGGCACGGGAACAGGGGAAAAATATCTGACCTTTGGCAGCTCGATGTTGTTTAAAACCGCACTCGGCGGCGACTGGTATGCGACTATCGCCGCGCCTGAGTTTACGCTCGGCGAGCAGTCCTCGAAAGGCTTTAGATTTGGCACGTCAACCGTCAACGCGTCTGCGGCGAAGCCTGCCGTCGGCGGTTTGGCGTACAACTGGGACACTGATTTCGCGATTATCGAAAAAAGCAGAACGAGAATCAGACAATGTGTCGAGACGAATGAGGCAAAAAATGACCAGTTTGAAAGCCTGATACACCACAGACCCGTCGGCGGAACAAACTTTAAACTCGGCGTTGGTATTGCAAAAATGAACGCCGAAAAGACACCGGGAGCGGGTTTTGAAATAAGGGGCGAGACCTCCGGCAAGCTCTGGGCTGGGCTTTATGCGTGGACAGAGGCTGATAATATTATGCGTCTAACATTTCAGACAAGCAATCAGGACGACACGACATACAGTAGGACACTTACGGCAAATGGCGACTTTTTGTATTTTAATGGCAGACGGTTGAAATTTGCAGACGAATAGGCGGTGAAAAAATGACAAAAACCGAAATCGAAAAGAAAATCGCAGAAGTCAAAGCGCAGGGCGACGACTTGCAGAAGCACAACTCTCAAATAATGCAGCAGCTCGAAGTCAACAAGGTCGAGCTTGCGAAAATCTGCGGCAAAATAGAGCTGTTGTCCGACATGCTCTCAGAGCTCGAAAACACGCCCACAGCGGGTGATAACGGGGAGGCGAAAAAAGATGCAGACAAGAACGATAACGGTTGATTATGCCCGCCCACGCGGGTATGACGTTGGATATCGAGCCGAAAATAATTTTACTCTGCTTGCCTTGCCTGTGCCCGCCGAACTTAAAGACGCAGATAGCTATCGTGTCTGCTTTGAGTCGACGGTCGGCGAGCATTTGCAAACCGAGCCGCTGACTCCTGTGGACGGCTATGTGACTGTCAAAATTACAAGCGATGTTGTGCCCGAGCCGGGCAACATGGCAGCGCAGCTCGTCGCATTCGGAGCGGGCGAGATAGTAGGCTATGCGCCTGTGATAACGGGCACTGCAAAGGTGTCAATCCCGGACGGCACAGAGCGATTGAGTCCCAGTCTCGCTGCCGAAATCGCGCTTAACACTGCCGCACGGCATTCGCACGACAACAAGGCGGTGCTTGATAAGTTTGCCGAAACCGACGGCAAGCCGACCTATGGCGGCGAGGCTTTAGGCGGTGGTGGCGCGTCAACCGCCGAAGGTGTTAGTTATACCAACACGCAGTTGCCGAATGTCGCAAATGTTAAGACGGCACTTGACGCACTTGTCCCAAAATCCCACAACCACGCCAACAAAGATACACTTGACCTGCTTTCCGCCGCCGACGGCAAGCTAAAGTACAACGGCTCAGATGTCGGACTCAAGGGCGATAAGGGCGCGGACGGCATAACGCCGACTATTGGCACTAACGGAAATTGGTATTTAGGCACTACCGATACAGGCAAGCCGTCGCGTGGCGAAAAGGGCGATAAAGGTGCGGACGGTACAAACGGTAAAGATGGTATAAACGGCAAGACTCCGGTCAAAGGCACCGACTACTGGACGGAGGCAGACAAGGCGGAGATAGTCGCGGACACCCTCGCCGCCCTGCCGACATGGACGGGAGGTAGTTACTGATGGCATACGACAAGGCAGTTGACTCCGCCGCGCTTGATGCCGCTATGACCTACACGGCTAACCGCATCCGAGTCAAGACAGGCGGCGCAGACCAGATAGCATGGGACTCCGCCAAAGGCTTCGGCGACGCGGTTGACGCGATAACTGGCGGCGGCGACGAGGACGCGATAATCCAGCGCACGATATCGGGCGCATATTCAAACGACCGTATAACGACGGTCGGAGCGTGCGCATTTTTAGGATGTCAGGCTCTTACAGCGATTGATTTGCCTAATGTCACCCAAGTTAATCGCAACGCTTTTGAATCGTGCGTTCGGCTGTCGACAATAAATCTTCCAAAAGTCACCGCGCTTGACAGAGGTGTTTTTGCAAATTCTGCAATACAACAAGCAAATTTTCCTTTGGTGACAACAATAGGAGACAACTGTTTTTACACCGCAAAGCATCTGATATCTGCAAATCTACCACTTGTTACCAGTTTACCGATTGACTCTTTTCGCCTTTCGACAATTCAGACAGCTGATTTTGCGGCGATAACAAATATAAACCGAACGGCGTTTACCGACTGTACGAAGCTCGAAACGCTTATTATTCGCACTTCGTCAGTTTGTGTGATATCCGACATTTCGATTGCGTTGCGTGGAAGCAAGATAGCAGCCGGCACGGGGTATATTTATGTGCCGGACAACCTTGTTGACAGCTACAAGGCGGCGACAAACTGGGTTGCTCTTGCAAATCAAATTAAGCCGATTTCGGCGTTGGAGGCGAGCACATGATAAAAACAGAGACACGCACAAACGGGCTTATCTACACTTACAGCGATGTCGGCAAGAAAATTCAAAAGGTCGGTACAGACGAGATATATGAAACCGCCATAGATTTGCCGAACGCCGGATATACTTACGCGGAGACCGATACGGACAGCGAAATAACCGCCGAAGAGGCACTGGAAATAATTACAGGAGGTGCGGATATATGACGCGGGCAGAAGCAAAAGCTTATCGCAGCAAGATAGATGGCGTGCTGACGAAGGTCACTACGGACGCAGAAGCTTTGGAGTATGCAGAGCTTTATCCGCTTTGGAGCGGGTATGTCGATTATGCTGTCGGCTGTATAGTCCGCAGACCGAGCGGGCTGTATCGCTGCTACAACGCTATATCAGCAAATCCGACATGGTTGCCGGAAAACACCGCCGCGCACTGGGAGCCTATCACGGTCGGCGAAGACGGCACGATAGATAACCCGATAACCGCCGCTGCCGGTATGCGGTATTTTAAGGACAAGTATTATCTCGACGGCGGCAAAATTTACAGATGCACAAGAGACGACAGCAACGGTCAAGGTACGATTTTACAGTATCTTCCGTCGCAACTTGTGGGCATTTACTTCGAGGAG